TTATAAACTGTTGTACGGCCCCGGTTCTTCTGACATAAAAGGTCTGATGGTTTCCGGGGCCTTGTATTCTGACACTTTGAGCGATGCAGCCGTTGACAGGTACATGGTACTGGATGCAGCAGCAACCCAAGTACAAACAGCAGGTTTTACACCTAATTACATACTTGTACACCCGACCGATTTAATGCTCACCAGGCAAACCAGGGACACAACACACAGTTTTGTTTTGGATCCGAGTAAACCGATGGTGATAAACGGCGCAACGGTAATACCTCATAGCGCGGTCACGTTGGGTGACTTCCTGGTGGGTGATTTCAATCGTGGTGCAATGCTTTGGGATCGTAAGGCTGCAAATGTTACCTTTTACGATCAGAACGAGGACGATGCCAAATACAATTTGATTTTGGCCGTGATCGAGGAACGCCTTGCCCTTGTGACCTATCATTCAACCGCGTTTTGTGTCGGTCATTTCGCTTCCGCACTTAGCTCCGGGAGCGCGTAGTATTTAAGATACTGCACGGGGTTTTTTCATTTGACCGTGCGGTTTTTTCCTCATTTTGTTGTTCCTTTCGGCAAGATGGAGTTTGTTAAGTGGGGCAGGGCGTCTTAGTTGTCGCCCTGCTTTTTTATGCCTGTTTGTATGTATTGTTGTATGGAATAGCAAATAAAAAAGCCTGTAATTAATTGTATTACAGGCAGTTATATAACTTTTTATGTGACCCCGGTAGGATTCGAACCTACGACCCGCAGCTTAGAAGGCTGCTGCTCTATCCACTGAGCTACGAGGCCGTTTAATGGCTGCAAATTTACAAATTCCTGAATATTTTCCGGTTTCTCATTTTGCTTAAATCTGCTTGCCCGTTGTTTCATAAAGTTATGAACAACTAATTGTGAGTTATTTTTTTAGCTGCTGATGATTACCTTTTGGTTAAAGGTTCATTAACTAATGAAAATAAATACTCCGCTATACTAGATGTTTACTCGGAATAAACTACAAATCACTGAAAACAAAGAGAACCGGAAGCAGCAATATTCGGTAAAGATATTTGCTGCTTTTGGATTTCTCGTTGTTGCGGTGGCGGTATTGGTGGGCTTATCAATCAATAATCCAATGAAATCCCTGCTTTATATGAGCAGTGTGATATTCTCAGGTGCAAGCATATCACATACTGCCGGATACATTATTATTTACCTGACGCTCCTTCTGATGTCATTTCTGCTTTTCAGACGGCTGATCTATATGAATTCACGGTTATCGGAAGTCAGCCTTACACCGGGAGGCGAGCTGATGGCCGGTAATTTTGACAGCATGGGCGATAACCGCAAAACCATGAACGATACTGAAATGAAGGAACTTCTTGAAGGCTACAAAATGCTGGTGAGCAGGAGCGAGGGGGTGATCCTGACCGAAAACGAAAGGATCATTTTTGTAAATAAATACTTCTGTCAGCTTACGGGCCATAACCCCGCTGATGTAATCGGCCATTCCCTGATTGAATTTATTGCCCCATTCGACCTTCACGCCTATTGGGCCTTGTTCCGGAAACCCGACAACAGCCGGAGCGAGAACAGCTTCCATATTGTTTGTTCCGATAAGCGGTTGCTCCGTGCAACGCTGACGTCGGTCAACCAGCCCGACCAAAAGGAAGAATCCATGCAGTTTATCAAGGTCAGCGGCGAGGAATGCAACCTTACGGGTCATATCACCCATGACTGGTTCATCAATGCTATTGAGAATAACGGTGTCTACATCTGGATGTGGGACAATAAAGGGTTGTTATATGCAAGCCCGGGCTGCAACCTGATTGCCGATATTCCGCTGAAAAGGCTTTATCTCAATCCGGGGCTGTTGATGCGCACCGTATACAGGGCCGACCGGGCCATGGTGAAGGAAGCCCTGAAGAAATACCAGGAAACGCTTTTATTCGATATGCAGTTCCGCGTGAATCAGCCAAACGGCAAGTTTTTATGGTTGCACGTGAAATTATCGCCCGAAAAAGACCAGGCAGGGAATATCGTCCGTCATGTGGGCGTGGCCCTCGATATATCTTACACCCGCAAACGTTTTGAAGAACTGGAAACGGCCCGCCGCAAAGCAGAAGAGGCCAACATTTACAAAACGGCTTTCCTGGCCGACATGTCGCATGAAATCCGTTCACCGCTCAACGGCATCATAGGTTTTTCCGAATTACTGGGCGAACCCGACCTCCCGAGCAGTGAACGCGAACGGTACATCGATATTATTGTCAACAACGGAACAGCCTTGATAGGACTGCTGAACGATATCATCGACATTTCCAAACTTGAATCCGGACAGGTGAAAATGCAGGTAAGTGAACTGGCGCCTGCCGAACTGATCCGGAACCTTGAGTTTTACTATAAAACCGAATTGTATCACTCGAATAATAAGGTGATACTTAAAACCTATATTCCCCGCGGTCTTGATAATCTGAAAATTGTAGCCGATCCTAACCGGTTACGACAGATTTTCGTAAACCTGATCACCAACGCCATCAAATTTACCTCCGAAGGGATCATCGAAACCGGAATTGAATTATGGGGCAGCACCCTGGTATGTTATGTGAAAGATACCGGTATCGGGATTGCATACGAGGACCAGAAAGCGATATTCGACCGGTACCGGCAATCAGGCAAACAAAAAGAATTCAATGTGAAGGGCACCGGCCTGGGCCTGGCAATATCCAAAGCGCTGGTCGAATTGATGGGCGGGAATATCTGGCTGGAATCGGAACTTGAAAAAGGCTCAGTCTTTTACTTTACCATACCATACAAAACTATAAACACTGCTGCTATGATGAACCATGAAGATGCAGTAAATGCTTTTCCTTACGACTGGCAGGGCCGTACCATCCTTATTGCTGAGGATATTGACTTTAGCTTCCTGTACATCGAAACGGTGTTGAAACGTACGGGCGCAAAAATCCTGTGGGCGCAAAACGGCCGCCAGGCAGTTGAGATGGTGAGGACAAATCCCAACGTTGATGTTGTTCTCATGGACATTCACCTTCCGGTGATGAATGGATATGACGCAACAAGGGAAATAAAGGCCATGCGTCCCGATTTGCCGGTGATAGCGCAAACGGCTTTCGTCCTGCCCAACGACGTAAAAATGTGTTATACGGTAGGCTGCTCCGGATACCTGGCAAAGCCTATCCGCAAAGAGCTGCTGCTGAAAACGGTATCGGGATTTCTCGATGACCCGGCTCACAATGAACTTTCGGATGACAACTTCAGTGTCTACCGTTCGAAGGTCATATAATCTGCAAAAGAAAGTGCAGTTTACATATTGAAATTTTCATATTCATTATTATCCGAGCGATTATGCAGCATGCCGGAGGGTATGCTGCTTTTTTTTGTCTATACAATTGTAATAAATGTTCCACTAAAACAAAATTTATTAGTACATAGATATTAATAATTGAAGTTTTTAAGCATGTCCTTTTACTCTTTAGCTCATGAATGCTTGATACGGCTAATCGGCTGAAAGAAAGATTATAAAGTTAATTTCTAATCAGAAATACATTTCTATTTTGTAGATTTGTTCGAAAATTTCTTAGTCCAATATTTAATTTTAATAACTAGAACAATGGATTTTAAAGACCAAATTAAACAACTTTGTGATCGAGTCATTAAGCTCAAAGACCAAATTCAAACCGAAGAAGCTACTAAAAATGCATTTATCATGCCATTCTTTCAGGCATTAGGGTATGATGTGTTTAATCCTACCGAGGTTATCCCGGAATATGTGGCTGATCTTGGATTAAAAAAAGGTGAAAAAATAGATTATGCTATTTTTCGCGATAATAAGGTTGCGATTTTAGTCGAATGTAAACACTGGGCACAGAATCTTGATTTGCATGATGGACAGTTGCTGAGATATTTTCATACCAGCAAAGCGAGATTCGGACTACTTACCAATGGCATAATTTACAGGTTTTATTCTGATCTGGTTGCTCCAAACAAGATGGACGAAAAGCCATTTTTAGAATTCGATATTACTGAAATTAAAGACAATCAAATAGAAGAGCTAAAAAAGTTCCATAAGTCATATTATGATGAAGAAAGCATCATTAATACAGCCGCTGAATTGAAATATATGTTGGAGCTTAAAAGCCTTATTAATCAGGAGTTAAACAACCCGACGCCGGAATTTGTTAAGCACTTCGCAAAACAGGTATATCCGACTATGATTACAGCTAAAGTTCTGGAACAATTTACTGCACTCACAAAAAAATCAGTTCAGCAATATATTTCTGATTTAATAACCGAAAGGTTTAAGTCGGCAATGAATAAGGAATCAGAACTTAATAAAGAATCACAGACGAAATCAACGGAGGATGTTTTAGAAACAGAG